GCTTCTCCGGAAAATCCGGCTCCGGGATCACCGTCCGCATCGGCCCCTCCCCTATCGTCAGCGACAAGCTCATTATCATCACCGGCGACATGACCGCCGATACCATCAAGGAACGCCTGGGGCGCTCCCCTCTGGCCGACTCCGTCATGGACTCCGTCCAGTTTGGCGCCGCCCGGGTGTACTGCCTCCCTGTGGCCGCCTCTACGGCGGGCACCATTGAGGAGGTGGAGAAAGAGGGCAAGGGCGGCGGCACGCTCACGGCGTCCGGCAGCCCCTATAACGCCTTCGCGGTGGTGGTGAAGATCACCGCCCAGGGCACCCTCAACACTGCGGCCTTCGCCTATTCCATCGACGGCGGCAACAATTTCAGCGACGAGATCACCGTGCCTGTGGCGGGCAAATATGACCTGCCCGGGACCGGACTCTCCATCACCTTTGCGGCGGCATTGGAGGAGGCGGACAGCTCCTTCCAGGTGGGCGATATGTGGAGCTTCAGCACCACGGCCCCGGCCATGACGAAGGGCGACGCCCTGGCAGCAGCCCGCAAGATTAAAGACTTCCCGGAGGAGTTCGAGTGGCTGCATGTGGTGGGCGGGAGCGATCTGGATCTGTGGGAAGCCATGGGCGAGGTCCGCAATGAGTTAGCAACAGAGTATCACAAGCCCCTCTTCATTCTTATGGAGGCCGCCTACCCCACCGGAGATCTCACCGACTGGGCGCTGGGCCTGGAGAATGCCCGCGGCAAGGTTAAGAATACCGACATCCAGGTCTGCACCGCATGGGGCCGTCTGGTACGGCTGGACGGCAGCGTTCAGATCGTCAACCTCGCGGGCATCGTTTCCGGCCTGTACGCCAAGGCGGGCGTGGCGGAGAGCATCGGCAAGACCCGGCCCGAGGCTGGCTTCGGCATCTCGCCGGATACACTGGAGGAGCTGCTCCCCGCCGGCCTGGACGACTCCATCATCAAGATGCTGGACGAGGCGGGCTTCCTTACCTTCCGGAGCTATGCGGGTCTGGAGGACTTCTTCGTCTACCATGCCAAGGTCCTCAGCCCGGAGAAGAGCGACTTCCAGTATGCGGAGGATATCCGCGTGAAGAACAAAGTCATCCGGGAAGTCCGGAAGGAGGCTCTGCTCCTGCTCAATGACGATATCGACATGACCGACTTTGACGGCGAGACACAGGCCCGGGCGAAATTCCTGACGGCGCCTCTGGACAGAATGGTGGCCGTGAAGGAGATCAGCAGGGCGGAGGTCACGATCCCCGAGGGGCAGGCGGAGTCGTTCCTGGAGACCGGGCTCCTCCGCGTCCGTATCCTCTATCTGTCCCGGGGATACATCCGGGAGATCGAGATCGAGGTCGGGCGCACCAATGTCAGCGATTAAGCGGAAGGGAGGATATGCGGCATGACAGTCAATGGTAAAGTCTACGACTGGGCTGATGTGGACTTCAAGATCCCGGGCCTGGACATCGAAGTCCAGGAGATCAGCTATGACGATGAACTGGATCAGGAGGCCGTCTACGGCAGGGGCAACAAGCCCCGGGGCTTCGGCACCGGCAACTATTCTAGCACGGGCAAGATCTCCCTGCTCCGCGATGACTACCACAAGCTGCTGGCCTACTGCAAGGCCAAAGGCGTCAGCTTTTTCAAGCTCCAGTTTCCGTCTATTGTCGTCAGCTACGGCATGGAGGGTGAGAAGACCGTGATCGATGAGCTGAAGATGGTCCAGATCTCCAAACGGTCCAACAGCGTCACCCAGGGCGACAAGAGCGTCAAGGTAAGCCTGGATCTCGCCATCTACGGCGGTGTTGTTCAGGACGGCGTGGAACCCATTTAAGGGACAAGTTATTTGAGAAATGTGGAGGAATATACATGGAAGACATCAAGAAAACGGACGCGGCGGCCGCCGTGCCCCAGAGTGAAAAGGACACCCTCAAGGCCAAATACGGAAAGGTGTTCCGTGTCTCCTGCTCTGTCCGGGAGGACGAGGACAGCGACGCGCTGGAGTTCGGCTACTACTTCAAGCGGCCCAGCGTCCCCTCTTATGACCGCTACCTGAAGGGCGTGCAGCAGTTCGGCATGACCCGAGCAAGCAAGACCTTCCTGCTGGACTGCGTGGTGGACGAGGACAAGGACCGCCTGACCTCCGAGATGGAGGAATATCCCGGCGTGGCCCTGACCATCGCGGGCAAGCTCACGGAGATCCTGGGCCTGACCAACGCAGTAAATTTGAAAAAGCTCTAAGAGAGCGGGCCGAGGAGGTAAGAAGCAGTCTGGTGGAAGCTGGGCTTTTGGAGATCTACCGCTTCTTGCCTCCTCCTCTCTTAGAGGGCTTTGACCCGGAGAAGGCGGAGATCGGCGAGTTCCTGGGCTGCATAGCGAAGGCCCGTTATGTTCAGGAGCTGGAAAAGAACATCATCGCCCGCGCGATCTCCGAGGTATTCGGCGGTGATTGACCGGGAGGCGAGGCAGACACGTGAAAGCAAATGAGCGGGGTACAGGGCCGCCCCATACCGCTCGCCAGAGCGGAGGTGTGCGCAGCCCATGAGCCTCGAAAGTGTATTCAGGTTGTCCCTCATCATGAATATGGTGGACAACATCACCGGCCCCATGGGCCGGATCAGCAGCAGCGTCAACGGCGGCGTATCCAGGCTGCAAAAGCTGGAAAGCGCGTTCGGGGGCATGGTCAAGGCCGGGACGGTCATGACGGAGCTGGGCTCCTCCATCGCGGGGGCTGCGCTGGCTCCCGTGGAGGCCACCTTCGAGACACGCCGCGCCCTGGGTGAACTGGCATCCCTGGGCGTCAAGGATCTGGAGGCCGTGGAGGACGCGGCCCGCAGCTTCTCCGACCAGTGGGCCGGAACATCCAAGGCGGATTTCATTTCCGCCTCCTACGACATCAAGAGCGGCATCGCCTCTCTGACAGACGAGGGCGTGGCCGATTTCACCACCCTGGCCGCCCTGACAGGCAAGGCCACCAAATCCACAGTCGGCGAGATGACGAGCCTGTTTGCCACAGGCTATGGCATTTACAAGGGCTTCTACGACGACCTGACGGATCTGGAGTTCGGAGAGATGTTCTCAGCCGGGATCTCCAAATCCGTCCAGCAGTTCAAAACGACCGGATCGGAAATGGCTGCGGCCATTGAGAGTCTGGGCGCTTCGGCTACTAACGCAAAAGTCCCGCTGGAAGAGCAGCTGTCTGTCCTGGGGATGCTTCAGGCCACCATGAGCGGTTCGGAAGCCGGCACCAAATACGCGGCCTTCATCCAGTCCGCGGCAAAAGGCGGCGAAGAACTGGGACTGGCGTTCGTGGATGCCAACAACCAGATCAAGAGCCTGCCGGAGATCCTGGATCTGCTGCGCGGAAAGTACGGCGACACCATCGACGCCATCGAGAAGCAGGAGATCGCCACGGCATTCGGCACCGATGAGGCCGTAGATCTCATTGATCTGCTGTACAGCAAGACCGGAGAGCTGCAGGACAATGTTCTGAGCTTGTACGACGCCATGGGGCAGGGCACAGCTGTGGCCTCAGAAATGGCATCCGCCATGAACGAGACAGAGCCGGAGAAATTTGAACGGCTCCAGCAGCAGCTCCACAACGTCGCCGAAGCGGCGGGAAGCACACTGCTTCCTGTGGTCAACGACCTGATGGAAGGCGCTGCCGGCGTCATCCAAAAGGGCGCGGAGTGGGTGGAGAACCACCAGAACCTTGTCCGGATCATCCTGCTTGCGGCCCTGACCCTGGGCGGCTTCCTGGCTGTGGCGGGCACCTGCATCGCCGTAGTCGGCGGCGTGGGGATCGTTTTCACCAAGACCGCCGGACTGGTCAAAGGCTTCATTGGCGTCATCCGGGGATTGCCGGACCTGTTTGAGACCATAGCCCTGTACGGCATGGAAGCGGGCGACGCGATCCGAAACGGTTTTAACAGGATCCGGACAGCGGGAAGCACCGCCGTCACCGCGGTCAAAAACGTGACGCTGCGGATCGCCAGCATGGCAAAGACAGCGGTGGTCTCCGGCGTGACGGCCCTGAAGAACATGGCGCTCGGTCTGGTCAGCATGGCGAGGCAGGGGGGTTGGGGCCGCC